GCTGACGTTTATTTAGGCCCCAAGTCTTCTGATCCAACTTTACGAAATGACGGGTCTGCTTTACAAGCTGGAGATTTATATTTTAATACCAGTGATAATTTGGTTAACACATACGACGGTAATGAATGGTTTACTTCGTTTGCAACATTATCTGGCGCATTAGTAGCCGCCAATAATTTATCAGACCTAACTAACGTTTCTGATGCGCGCGATAATCTTAATCTTGGAACGACAAATAGCGTTCAATTTGACTCTTTTGGCGTCGGCACTTCGGCTTCTGGTGCATCTGGTGAAATCCGTGCGACGGGTGACATTACCGCGCACTTTTCTGACGACCGACTTAAGACTCGCCTTGGAAAAATTGAAGACGCGCTTAAAAAAGTTTGCTCACTGGATGGGTTTTATTACGAGCCCAACGATACGGCGGCTGAGCTAGGTTACGAGAGCAACAAACAAGTTGGCGTCTCGGCCCAATCTGTAAACAACGTACTGCCAGAAGCGGTCAAGCCTGCGCCGATTTCTGATAAGTACCTTACGGTGCAGTACGAGAAGCTGGTGCCAATGTTGATTGAAGCGATTAAAGAACTTGAAGCTCGCGTCGCTGAGCTAGAGCTTAAGGAGTAAAAACGATGCCGACAAAGCTAAAAGCTACAGGCGTAGAGTTTCCTGATGGGACTACTCAAACTACTCGTGCGGTATCAGAGTTTAATTCTGGTACGCGCATGCTTTTTCATAACTCGACCGCCCCGACCGGTTGGACTAAAGACACGTCAATTAACGATACAGCACTGCGTGTCGTAAGCGGCACTCCCGGTTCTGGTGGTTCGGCAGGATTTGCATCGGCTCTTGGAACACCTTCAGTTTCTGGTTCTGTATCGCTGAGCGGTGATCCAGGAGCGGGTAACCTCTCAACAAGCATCTCAGGCAATGTGGACATTGGTTCGACTACACTCAGTACGAATCAGATACCAAGTCATGGGCATAACGCTCCTCGCGGCGGTAACACAATCATAGAGCCAGCTCCCAATTTCTCTAACTCCAATCTAAGGGGCGGTGGCAATGGTACAAATACAGGTAATACCGGCGGGTCAGGGTCACACAGCCACAATGCTGGGCACAATTTATCCGGGTCAATTTCTGGCTCACCCAGCATAGGTACTTTGTCGGGCTCTCTTTCATCCGCATCTGCGTCAATCAACGTAAATTACCAAGACGTTATTATTGCTGAAAAAGACTAGCAATGACTATTGAAATCAAAAACAACTGCCCTCTAAATAAATTTAAGCCGTGCCAAAAGTTTGAGTGCGCATGGTATACACAGATTCGTGGCACTGACCCTAACACTGGCAAAGAAATTGATAGCTACGGTTGCGCGGTTGCATGGTTGCCTACGCTTTTGATTGAAAACTCTCAACAGAGCAAACAGACCGGAGCAGCAGTCGAGTCATTTAGGAACGAAATGGTAGACGCGAATCATGCATCACAGAATCTAATGCGAGCGATGGCGCAGGTTCAGTCTAGCGATCAACCCGTTCAAAAATACTTTGACATAAAAACTGGAGGCAACGAAGATGAGTGATAAGATCACCATTATCAACAACAACGATGGAACCGTTGATGTGAACCTTAACGGTAAAAACGTAGAAAATGTCCCTACGACTAATCTTGACTTGTCGATTCATGCTGTTCAATGGTACGGAGACCACGGTGAAGTTGAGTACAATGACCGCAACAAAAAGATTACAGATTTTTCTGCCTTTGAAAGCATTATAAGCGACCGTCAGGCCGAGATTGACCGCTTAGCGCAGGAAGCGCTGGATAACGAACCCCCAAAAGAAGAGAAAGTTCGGGCCGAAAGAAACGGTCTTCTTACGTCGACTGATTGGATTGTAATTAAACACGTTGATCTTGGGCAGTCCATCCCACAAGAGTGGTCAGATTATCGCCAAGCACTTCGTGATATTACGGAACAAGCTGGGTTTCCAGACAATGTTGATTGGCCTACAGAACCAACGGTATAAAAGTGATTACTTTTTCTTTGCCTGAGCATTTACTTGGAGTGTTCCCTGAACCTAAGAAAGCAGGTAAGTTTCTGCCGGACTACTACAAAAATCTTGAGGTAGAAACGGGGAAAGACCCAAGATTAGGCACTGCTAAGCGGTGTGTGCCATTTATGGAGGCTATAACTGCAGGGTTTATAATTCCTTTATGGTCTGATTTATATGTAGTGGCTAAAGACGGCGCGTTAAACTTGTCTTTCCCAGACAACCTCCCTATGCAAGAAAGCCTAGGGCATCATGGATATCAACAACTAGAAGGGCACCCAGCCAGCGATTTGGCGTACGGAAAAGATTTGTTGAAATTTATAAACCCGTGGGTGGTAGAAACCCCCAGTGGCGTCTCATGCTTGTTTACTACCCCCATGAATCATTTTGAGACTAGGTTTAAGTTGGTTGACGGCGTAGTTGACACTGACAACTACTACAACCCGATAAATTTTCCGTTTATTTGGACGGGCGGCGACGGCGAATTTTTTATTAAAAAAGGGACTCCCTTGGTTCAAGTAGTACCATTTCGACGGGAAGATTTTGGCGACTGCGCTATTGAGCCTACAGATGAAACTCGCCAGCAAAAAACTCAAGCGGTTCTTGGCACTACTATAAAAAACGGATACCGCCAGTCATTTTGGCACAAAAGTAACATTGGTGGGTAACGTATAATGTTTTCAGTACTTAAAAAAAAGTATGTTGATGTGTTTTGTTACACCAAAAACGCTAATGCTTATGAGTATTTTCCAATCCGTCAAGCTAGAGATTTTATTCCTGACTGGTGGAAAAATATCCCTAACAAAAAGTATAAAGATGGGGCCCCTTACAAAACGAAAGGATTTTTAGAACCTACAATGAAAAGGTGCCCCGGGCTAATAGAGGACTACAAAAAAGGTTTGATGTTGCCGCTTTGGTCAGACGTCGAAATTATTGTTGACGAAAACATTAACGACCAAGGGTGGTCAACCGCAGTAGCAGATGAAAGTTTAGTTGAACCTCATCCTGATTTTCAAAGAGGAGAGTTTCTTCCCCCTAGCAACTGGTTTCATAACAAACTTAATTCTCCGTGGCTAATCGAAACAAAAGAACATTTAGACTTTTTGTACTTACAGCCTCATTGGAATTTAAACGGCCTGAATAACGAAGTGCTAATTCCGAATGGGTACATTGATTTTTACAAAGGTAATCACGTTTCGCACATCCAAATGTTTATAAATAAATTTACTAATCGAGTTATTAATATAGACGCCGGGACTCCGATACTGCATTTGGTACCGCTTACTGAGAAAAAAATAAAAGTGCATACAATATATGACGAAAAAAAATTTAACACGCTACAAGAAAAAAGTAATGGGTTTTCTTTTACGTCAAAATACTATACAAAAGTAAAAACTCTTTTACGTAATAGAGTAGTAACCCATGAAAACTAGTGTTTTAAAAAAGCACAGAGGCAAATAAATGTTCAGCTCGTCTCCATTTTTCGCTGCAGCGTTCTCCGATGTCGGAGACGTTGTTGTTAACGTCACGGTTTTGTTACAGGTGTAGGCCACCAAACACTGTCTAATTTGTGACAGGCAATTTGTGAAATGCCACAGCAAACTGGGTTTACTACAAAGATTACATTGCCGACTAAACTAGGAGAAAAGTAATGGCTAGCAAAGGTTTGTATGCCAACATTAATGCTAAACAAAAACGCATTGCAGCAGGGTCGGGCGAACGAATGAAACGCAAAGGCGAGGCAGGTCGCCCCACGGCTAAAGATTTTAAAAAGTCTGCCAAGACGGCAAAGAAAAAGTAGGTGCATCATGACTAAGAACGAACAGGAGCGCATAGCGGTGCTAGAAACTCAGCACGAGCAGCTAAGCAAACAGCTACAGGAAATGCGCCAAGACTTAAAGGACATTAAAAAAGCAGTCACGTCATGGCGTGGTATTGTTCTTGGTATTTTCGTTACAGTCAGTTTTATCTGGACAGGTTTGCTGGGCCTCTGGAACATGCTCAAGCATAAAATTGCGGGATGAACATTATCGTACTTGCAGCGCTGCTAACCTGCACTACAGGCGAGGCTCGTTGCACGTCTTTTGAAACGCAAACCATGACCGTCGTTAACATCTGCGACGTTGAGCCTGAGTCGGCTGGGGCAGAGCCGGCTGAGTTTAAGGCCCGCATTCAAGACAGGCTATACCACGTCACAATTAGCCCTGCCTGCGAACGGACATAAACTATGGGTTACTTTAAGCACGACATAACATCGCCGGATGCGATGCTTGAGATTGCGCACCGCCGCATAGCAGGAGCGCAGCAGGTTCAGTTGTTTGGGTTTAACCGTAACATCGAGACTGCCTACGAGACGGTGTGGAACAACGGCGGGGGCATTTACACATTCCCTACTCAGCCGCTCACCATGAGCCTTTCTTCGACCAGCGCTAGTGACACCATGCCCGTGCTTTTGCAGGGCTTAGACGCCAGCTACGAGCCTATAGACGACATTGTTACGCTAGACGGAACGACCGCAGTAACCAGCAACATTCCGTTCTTTCGGATTAACAACGCCGTGATACTGGCTGGAGAGAATGCTGGGGACATCAGCGTTACCAATGACGGCACAACGTATGCCTACATTGAGGAAACACTGGGCAGCAGCCAGGGCATTGTGTACACAACCCGCGCCAACCACTCGCTGTATGTTTCTACGGCTAACTTTACGTCTGGCACTGTAAACGGAAACAAGTTTTTGTTTAGCCGCGCGTGCCAAGTCAGCAGCAACGGGCGTACTTTGCATTTTTGGGAGTCTACGTTTCAACAAGACATTCGCTTTGACGTGACCGTGCCGTTTCGGGTGCCACCCAAGACTGACTTTACTATTGAAGCCAAGTCGAGCAGCAACTCAAACGAGCTTTCGGTATACATCGGGGCTGTATTATTAGAGGAAGACACATGAACCTAAACACTATCCGCGACCAGCTATTAAAGAACGAGGGCTGTGTCCTGCACGCCTACGAAGATCACCTTGGCTACTTGACCATTGGCGTTGGGCGACTTATTGACAAGCGCCGTGGTGGCGGCATTACAGAAGACGAGGCTATGTTTTTGCTTGATGCTGACATTGCACGCGTGGTTAATGGTTTGCGCCATGAACAGGGCTTTACGGGGTTTCCTGACTCAGTAAAAGAAGCTTTGGTTAACATGGCTTTTCAGCTAGGCCATAACGGCGTGATGAACTTCACCAAAATGTGGGCCGCACTGCGCGAGCGTGACTTTGATAAAGCCGCCGACGAGGCTATGGATTCTTCTTGGGCAGAGCAGACACCAGAGCGGGCTCATGAAGTATCGGAAATGATACGGAGCGCGTCATGATACAGCAGCTACTAGCAGCAGGGATGGGCCAAGCCGTAGACAAAGTTCTTGGTCGATTCTTCGAGGACAAAGACCAGGCCGCGCAGGCTGCGCAGGAATTACGTCTTGCGATGCTGGCGCACGAGAAAACCGCAAACGAGCTGGCGCGTGATGTGGTGGTGGCAGAGGCCAAGTCAGGGCATTGGATAACCAGCGCTTGGCGGCCCATCGTTATGTTGATGTTTGCGGTGATGATTGCAAACAATTATATTATTGCCCCATACTTAGACGCGATACTTGGAACAAGCGTAATGTTTGACATGCCCGACCAGGCATGGAGCCTACTTAGCATCGGCCTTGGCGGGTACGTCTTAGGCAGAAGCGGTGAAAAAATTGCGAGGGAAGTGCGCAAAAAGGGGTAAAAATGAGCATGTTTGGGCCTAAGGGCGTAACAGACTCTCAAATTTTAGCTGCTATTGAGCAGACTGGGACTCAGGCTGGGGCAGCGGCCTTTCTTGGAATCAACTCACGCACCCTGCAGCGCAGGCTGAAACATATTAAGCAAGGCACTAGCGTAGAGCAGAAAGCCCAAGCTTTGCAGCAGTTTCAGCAGCGCAATGATGAGATATTTAAGGGCCGGTCAGTATTGTGGAATCCTGCAACCGGCGAGCAAAAGCTAGAGTGGTACAAGACTGACCGCGACAAACAGGCCCAGTACGAGGCAATGAAAAAAGCCATAGATGCTCTGAAGGAAGACATCCCGGCAGTCCCTAAAATCCCCAAACCCTCCGTTGCCGAAAATAAACTTCTTAATCTATTCATCCTGACCGATGCCCACATTGGCATGCTGGCGTGGGGAGAGGAGACAGGCACAGATTGGGACACCAAGTTAGCTGAGGAAATGATCCTCAAGTATTTTGTTGCTGCTATTGAACGAGCTCCCAAAGCGCAGCGCGCGGTGTTCGCACAGATGGGTGATTTCCTGCACTACGATGGCATTGAGAGCGTGACGCCAACAAGCGGCCATCAGCTAGATACTGACACGCGCTTTGCCAAGCTGGTGCGTGTGGGAATTAGGGTCACAAGGCAGATCATCGAGATGCTGCTGGCTAAATACCCGCTGGTAGACGTGGTAATGGCTGACGGAAATCATGACCCCGTGAGCGAGATATGGCTGCGAGAATCTTTTGCTGACCGATACCGCAACCAGCCGCGATTATTTATAGACCAGTCGCCCGCCCCGTTTTATGCCATCGAGCATGGCAGCACGTCGCTGTTCTTCCATCACGGCCACCTAAAGAAAATAGACCAGATCGACCGGGCCATCACCGCTGAGTTCCGAGAGGTATTTGGGCGCACTAAAAATAGTTACTGCCACGTTGGTCACCTGCATCACCACATCGTCAAAGAGAGTGAGTTAATGACCGTAGAGCAGCACAGCACACTGTCGGCCAGGGATGCCTACGCCAGTCGCCACGGGTGGAAATCTGCTAGACAAGCGCAGGTGATAACGTATCATGAGAATCATGGGGACGTTGGTAGAATCGTCCTTACACCTGAGCAACTTGAAGGAAAATGATATGCCTAAAGGTATGGGTTACGGTAGCAAGTCTGGCGGTATGAAGTCAGGCGGTATGAAGTCGAGCAAGTCTGGGATGAGCAAGTCAAAGTCAGGCGGCATGAAGAAAGGCAAGAAGTAATCCCCCTAAGCAGCCCGTCGCTTATGCTTCCCACTTGGCGGCTACCCAAGTAAAGGCGGGCAGTAGCCACTAACTCTCCTCCGTTGCCCTGCTTATGCAGGGCTTTTTTATTCCGGCTTACCAAAAAGTTTATTTCGGGTACGCTCCCACCAGCTGCTTACTTG